AGAATGTGACAACGTTTAAGGCGTCGTCGTCTCCTACGTGATTCTCAACAAGTGATTCAATGTCCTGATACCTACGTTGTGTTTGGTCTGCAAAGTATATGACGTACTGGGTTTGTTCTAACATGATTACTCCATGGGTTTAATCCATCTTGATTGATAGATATGTGAGTCTTATTGCATGAGTGATTTAAGAGCGCAAGTGATTTAAACCATCTCTCTGATTATGTGTGAGTTACCATGCGGCGAACAGGCAATGCTTAAACCTTGTGAGTATTTCGATCACATATATAGACCCCCCCACCCCCAAAATTGCATCCTTGATCTTCCACTTCCATCACCCCCCTCTCCAACTATAATTTGAAGTCCAGTACTTGACTAAACATAAGTATTACGTGAATAGAGAAAGGGTGGTACGGATATATACATGGGGGTAGCGCAGTCCGGTAGCGTACTTGATTTGGATTCAAGTGGTCGGAGGTTCAAATCCTCTTCCCCATACCAAAGGAGTCTATATGAAATCATTGATTGGATTTGTGGGCGTTGCGTTTGTCCTTGGGGTATGGAGTATTGTAGAGATAGGTGTGTGGTTCTGTGAACATGTAACGATAGGATGGAGATAATGGATCTATTTCATGCGTTGGTTTTTATGTGTTTGACCATGGCTCCTGAACCTGTGAAGAAGCCTGAGCTTTTAGGTTGCATAAATCGCGCGGTTGAGTGCGCCGGAAATAAGCAGCACAGTGGTAGGATTTGTACGCGGATTATCCAGAGGTTTTATGTTCCCAAAACAGATCAGAGTTAAGGATGAGGACGTTCTTCAGGGATTTCGTGATTTACCTTGTGTTGTTTGCGGTAAGTCTGCTCCTAGTGATCCTTGTCATATCACTTCGGTTGGGGCTGGAGGAGATGACGCTCCTGAGAATTTAATAAGTATGTGCCGTACCCATCATAGGGAACAGCACGATAAGGGGTGGAACTGGATGGAAGTTCAGTATTACAATTTGAAATTAATTCTTCGAGGAAAAGGCAGATGATGGATGTGCGAGAATGGCTATCAGATGATGGCTTCCTGAGTTTTTACCATAAAGACCACCCTGAGCATGGTAAACCTTTTGCTGACTCCTGTCACAATACGGGATTGTGGTTAATGGGTGAATATATTGCGGGGAGTATGGACCGTAATGAGTTGAGGCGTATTCTTGAGAAAGGGTTGTCCTCCAGAATTACAGAGCATGGGTTCTTGAGGTATCCGGGGAGCAATGAATATTTAAACCGCGATCAAGTGATGTTCCTTATTCCTCTTTGTTATGAAGTTAGTTTATTCGAGTCGGCCACTATAATGAGGAAGAAGCATATGGACTTCAACCTTGAGTTGCCTCATTGGTCTGATCTATTTGATAACGAAGATACATGGCTAGGAAGAATGTTTGAAGTCGGGGATGCTCTAGCAGATCGGGTGAATCCCAGAGTAACTAGCATTATAAAGAATGTTGCCCGTCTATGTTGGGGAGAGTTTAAAGGCAGCGACCATAATAGCTGTGCTTGGAAGCATTTAAAGGCTGCGATGGACCCATATCGTGCAATAGAGATATTTGGCAGCAGAAGACCAGAAACATGGGAGAGTAAATACGATGAACTCCCATATCCTTTGAGTATAGAGTCTCCATCTCCTATATACCTGCCATGGAAAGGGGTCGTTCGTCATTATGTGTTATCCTCCTAGTAGGAGGCTATATGCTTGATACAGAATTAGTACCCGTAACTATGGCTGATGACTTCAGTTATTTAAACACAGAGACCTGCAATATGTGTGTGGGTGTGCCCGGATCTGGGCGCGGGGAAATCCCCGGGCTGCCTTGTCTGAATTGTGACGGCGTTGGTTACCTATATATCGGTAACGAAGGCTTACTTGGGCTTTACGGTAAAATGACGGAGTAGAAACTTCAACACCTGCTCTATGATAACTTCTTCCATGTCATCTCCGATGACCTCGTCTAGTCGACCCTCTTCAAAAACTCCATGCAGACATTCATGTAAATATGTCCACCACATCTGGTCAGTCGTATCCTTGTTAATGGTTATAATCTTGTCAAGCTTTGAGCACTCTCCTGCATGAGAGAGCCCTGTGACAATCTTGATTTTGTACCGTTCACCATATATGTCTATGTGTTTTGGGATCATGCACCATTTTACCATTCCATGCTACAATTTCTCTATGGGGTGGCGAAGAATCCTTTGCATTTCTGATCTACATTTTCCATACGCTCACAAGGACTCTATACCGTTCTTGAGGGCGATTAAGGCTAAGTATAGACCCGACAAAATAGTTTGCCTCGGAGATGAGATTGACCAGCATGGACTGTCATATCATGAGAGTGACCCTGATTTGGATTCTGCTGGGGTTGAACTGCGAAAGTCTAAGGCCCAGTTACGGCCCTTGTTTAAACTCTTCCCAAAAGTTGATCTGCTTTCATCCAACCACGGAGACATGGTTTATCGAAAGGGTATGTCGGCGGGTATCCCGAGGCATTGCTTAAAATCATACGGTGAAATTCTTGAGGCCCCCAAGACATGGAAGTGGCATATGGATTTAACCATCAAGATGAGTGACGGGAAAAAAGTCTATTTTCACCATGGCAAAAGTGCCGATGTGTTTAAAGCTTCCCAAGCTATGAGTATGTCCATGGTGCAGGGCCATTACCATGAAAAATTTAATATCCATTATTGGGGCAACCCTACAGGTCTATATTGGGGCTTCCAAATTGGATGCAGTATAGACGATAAAGCTAGGGCTTTTGCCTACAATAAAAACAATTTAAAGCGCCCAATCATAGGGCATGGAATCATCCTTGACGGTCAGCCCCATTTGTTGCCGATGGTCTTAGATAATAAAGGTAAGTGGAATAAGGTTGTGTACTAGGGGATTTAGTGCTTCAGTACATCTATGGCGGTGTGCGTATTCTGTGGCAAAAAACAAATTGGACTTTTCCCCTTGCAATGGCGAAAGATGTCGATAAAACTGACACAGAAAAAGCGCAAAGGCTTAGAGAAAAGGGCCTATGGTGGGGGTGTAAATTGGATTGCTTGCAATATTTGTAAGGATGCAGTTGATCGTTTTCACGATATGGTTATGAGATTTGCTAATAACGTAGAGGGTGGAGTCCGCGAGAATATACGCTCTAGGAAAGTTTAGAGTTTGGCGGTATAGTATGAGTGAGACTCCATTCTCAGATCGCGTGGGACGGGCATTAATGGGTTTTTGCCCGTTCCACAGCGGTCATCTAAGGAGAAAGAATGGAAACCAGCAGACTAAGAGACTACTACAAATTCACAAAAGATGACGGTTCTACAGCTTCAGCTAAGCTAAGGTTCTTGAGAGATGATCTTAAGTTCGTATTAGATAGCTTCATTAAGCTGAAAGAAGAATCGGTTAAGGTTCCTCAAAAGCCTGCCAAGACAAAGTAGGCGTTCGCCTATCCTAATTCCCATTAAGGCGGTTCGCCGCCTTATCATGCTAGACTATAGCGGGGAACCAAGGAGGGCTAGGTTTCAAGGAGGATTACTCCCCATATGTCAGATGAGATCATAGTAGAAAATGAGATAGGACTCATCGAGTTCAGAGACAAAGAGACTGGCGAGATTATCGCTACTCAGAAGCCTACTCCAAAGAAGCAGGCTAAGATTGATTCAGGCGAACCTATTAAGGTTAAAAGGGATTATGACTTCATTGAGACAGAAGACGGCAAGTCTGTCGCAGACCCAGAAACTTTTCCTCTTTCTGCTAAGCAAAAAGGACGGACTGTTTATCCTTATAATGTGGATACTTGCGCTGCTATTATCGAATACATCTGCGAGGGTTTAACCCTTCGTGAGATCTCAAGGAAGAAGGGGATACCACCTGTTCCAACTATTCACTATTGGTGCGCGAAGCATAAGGATTTTAAAGCTGATATGGCCACGGCCCGTAAAATTCGTGGTGAGCAATACGCGGACGAGGCTATTGATATTGCGCGGAACACGAACTCAATGAGATCAAGAGCAGACAAATTAAAGATTGATACCCTTAAGTGGGCTGCAAAGGTTAACAACCCTGAACAATTCAGCGATACAATTAAACATACAGGGGATGTATCTAATCCAATTCAAATTGTAGTTGATACAGGAATCAGGAGAAAATCTGACACCTGATATTCAAATTGTGAAGACGGGTTATATACCAAGACCTATACAAGAGATACTGCACAACGAGCTAAAACGGTTCAATGTACTGGTGTGTCATCGAAGATTTGGCAAAACGGTATTCTGCATCAATGAGATTATAGACAAAGGTTTAAGAAATCCTGCGAAAAATCCTCAGTATGCTTACTTCGCTCCATTCTATGGACAAGCGAAAAGAGTTGCATGGGATTACTTTAAAGACTTTACTAGAGGGATACCCGGAGTAAAGGTAAATGAAGCTGAACTTAGGATTGAAATTCCCAGACCGGACAAGGGTGACAAGATTAGGTTTATGCTGCTTGGTGCTGACAATCCGGGCTCTGTTAGGGGTATTTATCTTGATGGAGCTGTGCTTGATGAGTATGCGGAAATGGACCCAACCATCTGGGGTCAAGTTATTCGGCCAGCTCTTGCTGACCGTTTGGGATGGGCGATCTTTATTGGAACACCAAAGGGACAAAATCAATTCTTTGATATTTACCAATTAGCTACAAAGGATAAGGATTGGTTCACGGCTATATATAAAGCCAGTGAGACAGAAGTAGTTATCCAATCTGAGCTTGACGCAGCCGCCAAAGAAATGACGGAAGAGGAATACGAACAAGAATTTGAGTGCAGTTTCACGGCGGCTTTGATTGGAGCATACTATGGGAAACAAATGGAAGCGGTTGAAACAGAGAACAGGATACTCGATTTACCCTATGATCCTTCTCTCCCTGTCGATACATTTTGGGATCTTGGTATTGATGACACTACTGCTATTTGGTTCATCCAAGACGCAGGTCCTAGGATTCATGTAATTGATTTCCACGAAATGAGTGGTGAAGGGTTACCTTATTATGCGAAAGTTCTCAAAGACAAAGGATATAACTACTCAGAACACGTTATGCCATGGGACGCGAACCATAGGAATATCGATTCAGGGATTACAAGGGCAGATACATGGAAAGGACTTATGGGCCGTTCCCCAAGAGTGCTTGCGAAGACAGACCCTCTTGATAGAGTCCACGCTGTCAGGACTGTTCTCCCTAGATGCTGGTTCGACAAAGTTAAAACAGAGCGTGGTAGACTAGGACTCAGGCATTACCAGAGGAAATGGGACGGTAAGAATAAAATCTTTCAAATGAAGCCCTTACACGATTGGGCCTCAAATCCTGCGGACGCATTTGGTTGCTTTGCCACTGGGTTCAGGTCTAAGATATTCAAGAATGAGGCCATGAACTTGCCGAGAGAGGCAGCATCGGACTATGATGTCTTTGGAGGGGGATACTAATGGCTGATGGAAGAAGAAGGCGTGAAACTAAAAGTGGCTACGATCAAATTCTTGTTGATCCGCACTTTCAAGATATAAAAGACACCAATGAGGTAGTCAGGTCTCTAAAGGGAACCAAGGCTGGTAAGAATCTAAGAACAATACTCGGTGGCGATATTGAACATGTGTTCAGAGAGAAAGCCAAACTAAGAGAAGCTATTTCTTCAAATACTCTGGCTGCTGGGGTTGTGTTCGGGGGGACTAAACAGTTCTTTGGCTCTACTGGTGGGTTCGGGGCAGTGCTCGCTCAACTAAGAGCCCTTGGGAAAAAGGCCACCGCAGGAACGCTCACCGATACTGAAGCAAAATTTCTTGAAGACCAGACTAAGTTTTCTACAGACGAAGGGAAATTCCGCAGACTTTTGAGTAGGCGAAATGAAGTTGTAAAAGCTCGGGAAGAAGTCGAATCAACTAGACGTAGATCGCCCGGAAGAACTCAAACCATCTTAACTAGAAGAGAAGGCTAATGCGAGATCCAAGAGCAGACGCTATACTTAAAAGACACGACAAACTTAAGGCAGGCCGTCAAAACTGGGACCAGCACTGGCAGGAAGTAACAAGCTTTTGTATCCCTAGAAAAGATGATGTCTACGGCATGATGTCTAAGGGTGAGAAGAAGTACGATAAGATCTTCGATAGTACGGCTGTGCATGTAACTGAGCTATTAGCTTCCGCATTACATGGGATGATGACCAATCCATCTACTTTATTCTTTGAATTTACTTCTGGTGATCCAGTTCTAGATCAAAGGGATGATGTTAGAAAATGGTTCCAAGACGCTGTTAATAAAATACATTTGACTTTAAACAATTCAAACTTCCAGACAGAGATTCATGAAGTTTATATGGACCTTGTAACTCTGGGTACTGCTCCTATGCAGATCATGGCAGACAAAGAGAATATAATCCGCTTTCTCTCTCATCCAGTTTATCAGTGTTATATAGCAGAAAATAATAAAGGGATTGTCGATGAAATGTATAGGTCGTTTAAATGGCCTGTTAAAAAAATAATAGAAGAGTTTGGTAAAGAGGTCATTGAAAAGATGATCGCTGAGCACAACTTCGACATGATGAAAGACATAGACCGTGAGTTTGAAATTGTTCATGGTGTCTTTCCAAGGCTAGTCTTCGATAACGAGGGGCTCCCTATAAAATTTAAGTACGGATCTGCGTATGTATTGAGAGAGACAGGGCAGATACTAAGTGAATCAGGATTTAGATCATTTCCTTATGTTGTACCTAGATGGGTAAAGATCAACGGTGAAACATACGGTAGATCTCCTGCAATGAAAGCATTAGCTGATATTAAGATGCTCAACGCTATGATGCTTGTGACTATTAGATCAGCACAAAAGGTCGTTGATCCTCCGCTTATGATTCCTAATGACGGAGTTATGCTGCCTATTAAGACTATTCCGGGTGGTTTAAATTATGTGGACCGTGGTGGTGACGACATTAGACCTCTATTAACTGGAGGTCGTTTAGATCTTTCATTTGAAATGATGAACGATGTACGCCTAAGAATTAGGGAGGCTTTCTTTGTAGACCAGCTTCAGTTAAATGAAGGTCCACAAATGACTGCTACTGAGGTCATTCAAAGGACAGAAGAGAAATTGCGCTTGCTTGGCCCAATCCTCGGACGACAGCAGTTCGAGCTGCTTCGTCCAATGGTTGAGAGAATTTTCGACATCATGCGAAGAGGCGGCCACTTTGAAGAGGCTCCCGAGATACTGTCAGGGAAAGAGTTTCAAATTCAGTACTCTTCACAGATTGCCAAGTCACAGAGAATATCAGAGAGCCAGAATCTTACGAGGGCTCTTTCAGCTATTGCTCCTCTTGTCGAGTTTGATCCTACAATTATGGACATTTTTGACGGGGATGAATCAGCAAGGATCTCAGCCCACATGTTTGGCGTTCCTCAGAGAATGATTCGAGATCAAGAAGCTGTTGACGCGATACGTGAAGCTAGGACTGCAGCACAACAACAACTACAGGAGCGTGATGACATGGAGTCTCAGGCAGGAGTAGTACAAAAGTTAGGACAATCAGGTGGATAGTGGAGATCTTTTAGTTCAAAACGTGAGTGATTATAAAGCAGTCTTTGAAACAGCAAACGGAAAAAGAGTTTTATGGGATCTTATGAAAGCGTCTGGATACACTCAGACCAACTTCGATGAGAACCCATATAAGTCAGCCCATAACGAAGGGGCTCGATCAATGGTGGTCAGGATCATTAATCTTCTAGAGATGGATACTGGAAAGATTAAGGCGATGATAGGCGAAAACAGAAAGAAGGAGAGCAATTATGAATTTAATGGCGGATACGAGTTCGGAAGCGGAGACAACTAATACTGAGGCAACCTCTAAAACTACTACTAATGCTAGTGAAGGGTCTTGGCTAGATAGCTATACAGATCTTCCTGATGATATTAAGGGAGACCCTAGCTTAAAGGTATTTACTGATGTCCCCGGTTTAATCAAGTCTTATGTGAACGCCCAGAAATTAGTTGGTGCAGATAAGTTTGTTGTCCCATCAAAGGATGCAGGCGATGAGGCTTGGAAAGAAGTGTTCCAGAAGCTAGGAGTCCCTGAGAACAGAGATGATTATAAGGTTACTCCTGAAGAAGGGGTAGACGACGAGTACTTTAAATCGTTTCTTGATAATGCCCACGCAGCAGGTCTTTTGCCAAGTCAGGCCAAGAAGCTAGCTGATTTTCAGGTTAAATTTGCTACTGACCAAGCCAAAGAAATTTCTGACAAAGCTGAGCTTGAAATGGACAGGCAGATTGAGGAGTTCAGGGTAGCAGAAGGAGATAAATTTAATACAACAGTACGCAGCGCTAAACTAGTTATAAAGCAGTTTGACGATGCAGATGAATCTTTTAGCGCACTTGTTGAGAGTGATCCAGTTATAGGTA